CTTGCTAGATAACAAAGCAAGCGCCTACAACTTTATTATCTAGCAAGCCATCAAATTTAGTGCCTGCAAGATTAATAGTTCCGCCTGATTCTGTTAAGCCGTGATTAGCATCAACTAATGCCGCACTCGTAGGGCATGATACGATGTCCTTAGCTCTTGTTACTGGTGCGCCTTCACATATAATGTCTGTGCTTAAATACTCTGCTATTTCTAACTGACCGTTCCAAAGTAGGCAAGTGTCTGCTGTTGCTTGAGTTGAATTGGCCAAAGTTAGAACCGCACCTGTAGAAATAGCACCTCCCAAAAAGCTAACCTCAACTCTCTGCCATTCTTCAGTTAATACAACCAATGCAGTTCCTGGTACAAAATCACCCGTAAGCCTTTTGGCAATTACGTACACAGTTTCGCCCACATTACCATTGGCTTTTACCCAAAGACCGCCTACTACTTGTTTATTTGAGGTGTCTATGGTTCTGTTACCCTCTCCAAATCTATCGCCAGTTCTCGCTTGTATTCCTGAGATAGCACAAGCAGTCATAGTGCCATCAGGAGCTAGCTCTGAATTAGGGCTTTTAACAACATCTGAACCACTCCACCCTTCACTGCTAGCCAGTGAGAAAGGCAGAATATTAGTAGTCTCTGGCTCTATTAGGTTTCCGCTAATTGAGTTACCGTATACGCTATGATTAGGGAATACCGCTAAAGTCTGCGCGGGTATTGTTTGAATGCCTGTTGTTAGCTCAACATTCTTAATTGATAGCCCCTGATTAATAAACGAGCCATTCGTTATCGTGTCATTGCCGTTATTGGATAGTGGGCTATACCAATATGTTCCGTTGAATATTGGGGGCGGTAAAGGGCCACTACGGCCAAAACTATTAAACATAGTTCGTTTTAATTGCATTCTACCGCGTCTAAAAAATGGCATTTATTCAACCTATAAAAAAAGGGCTTGTTAGCCCCTATATTAGCACAAAATGACTATGTTTCGATAACTTGAAGAATATCTTGCTGTGTATCCTCAATGATAGCTGCTTTCTTCTTACGCTTCTTTGTAAGCTTTGGCACATCATTGGTCAATCTGTCTGTGTCTGCACTGTCTTTAAATCTAGCGTCAACAATGACTAGGTTATTATCCCTAGCCAATTGTTTAACGTCTTCTTTGTACTGACTTAGTGGCATAACCACCAGCCAATACTTTTGAAGTGATTGCATTAAGGAGCGGCAACCAACGGAGCGGTCAATAATACACCTGCAGTGTTTTTATCCTCCCATTCCTTAGCCCAGTTTGCGCCTGTGCCTAGTGCTGCAGTATCAGGTGATTTAACGGTAATATCCCAGGCGTAACCTTTAACGCCTAAGTTATCAGACCATTCAGATTGATAGGTACGCTCAATGCGTTGCTTACCGTTGGTGGTTTCAATATTAGAATCAAAATCACCATTAGGCTCAACAGTAAGCGAGTTAGCTGTTAAACAAAGCACTTTCTGGTCTGTACCATCAACCAATGCAGGCGAATCAGTAATGATTGAACGTTTGCCGAGGATGTCGACAATAGTTACTGTGCCCTCACTGAATAGCTCGTTGCCATTCTCTAGCGCATTGCCGATTAGTTGATGGTAAGCCGCACCAGTCATAACTTGGGTGGTTAATTCCATCGAACGATCACCAAACAAGGCGTGTGTATTGTTAAGCTCTACCTGAGTAATAGCAACACCTGCCTGATTAAGCGCCGCAACTTCGCCAATTGCTGCAGTACCAGAGAACAATGCTTTGTTCAACTGATCTTGTAACATTGCTTGAGCAAGGCTTGTTGAGATAACACGCAATGCTTCGTCTGGGTTTTCTTGAATTAGCGTGAATTGCTTAGGCTCAAACAAGATAGGGCCAAACGCTGTATGCGCTTTAACTGTGTTAATCTGGCCCTGGCTGACTGGTGTAGTTCCTGCGCTGCTATTAGTGCCATAAATATTTACATCACGGATAGCTGAGCCTAGGTTTTTGAAGTAAGACCACTCTAAGAAATCGCCCATGTTGCCTGCGTTGCTTAAAATGATAGAACCGTTTGAAGCCGCATTGAAAGCGTCACTCATTTGAGTTAGACGTTCAACTGTTGCCGTTTTAAGTTGGGTATTAAATACCACCATATCTGTAGCTGACATAATAATTATCCTTGCATTTGTGTGCGTTGATTTTGAAAATATTGTCTTTCTTTCTCGGCATCGCCTTTACACTCTGCCAAACTTTTTGGAACACCAACAGCACCACCGCCAGTATTATTACCACCAGCAGCACCACCGCCAGAAGCATTTGAAGCTAACATATAAGGCTTATTGCTAGGGTCACTAACCACAGCATTAACCAATTCATTAAGCGTTGCACCTGTTAAAGCGCCTTCATCATTAACAGGCATAACTTGGCCGTCTTTGTAGCCAACCTTACCCTTTAATTCGTTTTCAATGTACATTCTAGCAGCTTTATCGCTTGTAACATGCTCAGATAAAACGGCCTCGATAAACTTGCTAATACTGCCTTGCTCTTTTTCTTGAGCAATTGAGCCTTCAAGATTGTTGTATCTTTCTTGCTGCTCTTGCAAAGCTTTCTGCAGGCTTTCAACATCACCATTCTTAATGGCTGCGTCTTGCTTGGCTTGCTCTTTGGCTTCGACTTCCAATCGCTTAGCCTCTTTAGCCTTTTTTGTTTCTGTCAGCAGCTCATCATTCTTAGCCGCTAAAGCTTCAAACTCCTGCTTACTTACCATTGTTTCCGATAACTGCTTTGCTTGTGCCTGCAATGCTTCTTTTTGTTCATCGGGTAAATCAATACCCTCAAAGTTAAAATCCATAGTTAGCTCCTTTTGATTAAAATAAATATATAATAATTAACTTGATTTTACAAATTAGCCTGCTTAAAAGCTTCAGGCGCTTGCTTTCTCATTTCTTCAATAGTTCTGGGCTTGTAATTCTTATTTAATTCTAGCTTTGCAAATTGTGCTGAGTCTAAGCCGCCATTCCTGAACAGCTTGCCTCTAGTTGGGCCTAGTATGTCATCCTGAAAGCTTGCAGGCTGTGTTTTTAACCAACTGTAATACGTAGTATCTGCATTAATCTGCTTTGTGCCTGATTCGCCCTTACTTGGTCTTTTTGCGCCTTTATCTAAAAAGTCGAATGTATCGCTTAATACTGGCGTAGTCGTAGACCTGCAACCATAATGCAGAGGCGGTCTAGGGCCTTTATTAATAGGAAACTCTCTACCATCTAAAGACCTGCATTGGCTAGTGGTTCGGCTGTCTAGTGTGCTTAACCATTCAACGGCTTTCACTAAGTCCTTGTTACTATCCCACACACGTTGTCTAGCTTGTGCGCTGCTATTCTGTACGGCTGTACGCACCATTATGCGATTGTTGCGGCTTATCTGATTAAACATACCGTCTTTATAATTAGCCGCCTTAGTGCCTCTTAAATCGCTTGTTATCTGGCTAATAGTTCGGCCTTGAGCATAGCCCTGACTGATAACGCTATTCATCTGCTTAATTTGAGTTGCTGTGTAATCGCGTAAAAATGGCTTTAAGGTTAAACCGTTCTTATTAACTGACAACGGCTGGTTCTTATAAGCGGATAATATTTGTTCTGGCGATGGCTTAACCGTTTCAAATGCTGTGACAGTAGCGTTTATAGATTTAGCCTCTAGCGTTGCCTCTGTTAATGCTATGTCGTCTAGGTCTAATATAAGCTGAGCTTCATAGTCATTATAAAAATCTCGTTGTATCTGATTCACATCAACCAACAGCGTATTCAATCGGCCTTTAGTTTCTATCGTGTTGCCCTCTTTGGATAGCCTTACTCGAATATCACGCTCTAATGATTTAAGGAATTTGTTGAATTTTAGCCATTCGTTATCCTTTACGCCTTCAAGTAAAACCTGCCTGCGTATAGCGTCATTAATTAAAGCTGGTGATGATTCAGGCATTAATGATTTTCTTCTTTCTCTAGCTCTTTAATTAATCGCTTAATCAAAGTTCTTATTGTTCGTCGGCCTTCAACTTCACCGAAAAATTTAAAATAGGTTAAATCACCAACCTTTTCAAAAGTAAATTCTTTGCACTCTATACTAATAACACCCCCAGCCTTTTCACAAGACAAAATACAATCAGTGTTATTTATTACGTTAACATTCATCAATCAGTCCTTTTGTTATTCATCAGGGGTAAAGCCTGTCATGGTTTCGCTAATAGCCTCATTCATATCATCTAATTCAACCTCTGCAGAGATAATGCCACCCTCTTTAAGTTTAGACTGTGCTACTTCGCTCGATATAATTCCGCCTTGCCATAATGCCATTAACTCTACAGCTTCAGTAGTGGTCATGCGTTGGCTAAAGAAAGCATCTTTAATGATGAATACTATTGAATCAGTTACCGACTCATTAGGCGTTGCATAAGTGAACCTAGCAACATCACTTAGCGCCATTTTATAAGCCATGTTTGCATTAGCAACAATAACAGATAGGCTTGACACATCGGCCTCATGTTTAATTCTTGCCGCCTCTGCTGTTTCAGCTTGGCCTCCATCAGTAATTAAACGAGCTCCTAAGCTAATCATTAACTCTTCTTTGTGCTTCATCCCTTCATAGGCCATAGAATTAGGCTGAGACTGCAATAAACTTGCTGTACATCCTGTAGGGCCTGTTATGGCTGTTCTACTTCCAAATGGTATACCGTTCGGATAGTTAGCATCCATCCAGCTTTGGTTCATACCCATTAATGCCAAGGTAGGCTGTCCAACTGTAAAGAGGCTTTCTTCATAGTCTGCGCTGTTTCGGTAATGCTTGATATTTAAGTCGGCTATTTCTTGAAGTGGGGCTTCATCAATACAAGGTCGGTTATTAACTGAGCCAATAAAATAAAACGGTATATGATTAAATACATTGCCCGCCCCATCTCTAGGCGTGTACTCGCTAATCATATCACCCGCATCATCATAGACGCGCACAACATAAACATAAGAGCCGCCATTATCAACCAGCTCTAAGCATCGGTAGCGGTCGCATAATTCTAATGAGTAATTTTCTTGTCTTACCTGCTCACATTCTTTTAGCTTCACATAGCTAAGCACTGAAGCCGCACCCACGCGAATACTATCCCAATCTAATATTGACTCTGCTGAATAATGATTAATCGTTGCTCTGATGCCGCTATTATCAACATCAGCTTTAGTTACTCCGCCATTTACAGCAGGGTAGTCAACATACAAGCCAGCTCTGCCAACACTCATTACATCGCGTAAAACTTCGTGCGCTTGGCCGATAATGCCAACACCTGAACCGTCAACATCATCAGCTA